AAAGAAATTGCAATTGGTAAAGCTGATATGAGTAGTATTAAATCAGAAGAAGTAAAAGGTAAAGTGAATAATAAATTAGATAAACTTAAAAAATTGAGAAGACGAAATGGCCGTTAATAAAATTACAAATAATCAAACAATAAATAAAGAAACAATTAATAGAGCTGAACAAATCTCTCAGAAAAATACTAAAGTTCGTGGTAATGCTGAACAATCTGTTTTACCAGGTAAGAATTTTTCAAAAAACTTTGCAATAACCTTAAAAGATATTGACACATCTGTAATGGGACATATTAAAGATGTAATGAAACCAAGAATTAAAGAAGCTAATGAGATAATTAAAGTTCCTGTATTTTATGGAAATGAAGAAAGATGGAAAGCGGTTAGAAGTCGTGGTGTGTTGAGAGATAAAAATGGTTCATTGATTTTACCATTAATTATGTTTAAAAGAACTGATGTTTCATTTGATGATGCAATGCCAATGTCATTCGATCATGATGCCAAAGGACAATTTATAAAAGTGGTTAGAAGTAATAAATGGAGTGCAGATAATCAATACGATAAATTTTCAGTTCAACAAGGGGTTAAACCAGTACAAGAGTTAATGTTTACTGGAATGCCAGATCATGTAGTATGTACATATTCAGTAGTAATGATGACTAATTATATTGAACAAATGAATATATTAAGTGATTTATTTCTTGAACACATTGGGACATATTTTGGTGATACTACACAACATAAATTTTTATCATCAATGGATGGTGGTATAAGTGATGCAACTGAAATGAATCAAGATGGTGAAAGACTTATAAAGTCTGAATTTAATTTATCAATAAAAGCTTATGTAATACCTGAATTTACAAGTAATATTTTTGGAACAACCTCTGAAATAACTAAAGAGATAACACCATCAAGAGTTACTTTTGGTTTTGAAGGTGATGCTACAGATAAACAAGTAGGAAAATAATTTACTTGTTTTCAAAATTTATATATATTTATATATAGTTAATTAACAATTCACAAATGGAGGTTATAAATGCCAGAAGAATCAGTACTAACTGAAAAGTTAAATGAAAAACAATCAGAAGTAAAATTCACAGAAGAAGAACTAAAACAAATACAAAACATCCAAAAGTCATATGCTAATATTACCAGTCAATTGGGACAAGTTAGCATAGCAAAAATAAGACTTCAAGAACAAGAACTTTCTTTAGCAAAAGAAGATGAAAAAATACAAGAAAAATTTCGTAATGTACAACAAGAAGAACAAAAATTTCTTGATGGAATTACTAAAAAGTATGGACAAGGTTCTTTAAATCCAGAAACAGGTGTGTTCACACCAGATAAATCTTAATAATAGAAAAAAAATCATCGTTTGGAGTTTTAATCATATATTTATATATGAATAATACTCACTGCGCAAAAGTATTATTTGAAAAGTTTAATTCCAAAAATTAAAAAGTTAACTTAGGAGAAAATCAATGGCCGAAAAAATTATAAGTCCTGGTGTATTTACGAATGAAATAGACCAGACTTTCTTACCGGCTGCTGTGGCTGATATTGGAGCTGCACTCATCGGACCAACACTCAAGGGTCCTGCAGGAATACCAACCGTTGTAACATCATTTTCTGATTTCCAAGCGAAATTTGGAGATGTTGTGAAAAGTGGTTCAAATTCATTCCAATTCTTAACATCACATGCAGCTGAAGAGTATTTAAGAAGTTCAGACACTTTAACAGTAGTTAGGGTTATGGACGGAACATTTTCACCAGCTACAGCTAGTGTAGCTAGTGTGGGAGATTCAACTGGAGCAACATTTGCATCACAATCTTATAGATTCACCGCAAACCCTACTGGTTCTTTATCAGCTGATGGGCAAGATGAGTTTAGAATTGGTGGTGTTTCATTTGTATTTGTATCATCATCTGCTGGATTAGAAAATTCGTCAACACAAAAATTTGTTAATTTTGGTAGTGGGCAGGCAGAGGGACATCATACAGGATCAGCTATTGCTAATTTAGTTACAGCTATTAATGCAGCTACTATTGCTGGTGATTTATCAGTTACAGCATCTAGAGGAACTAGAGCAGCTGATGGATTTAGTAATGCTATATTGGTATTATCTGGTTCAGGTGCAGGTACTGCAGGAAATCTAACAGTAACCACTGGTTCAGGTGCAGACAATGTTTCAACAACACCTAATTATGTAGTTCCAATAAAAGCAGATTTTGCTACTTCAAATCTTGCATTAGGATTTAACCTACAAGGTGGAACAGATTCTGCTACAAATAGTACATCATTTGTATTAAAAACATTAGCAGATGGAACAATAATGAATAATATTGATTCAACTGTAACTACAAACAGTGTATTAACAAGTGGTTCAGTACATAACATTAGATATGAAGTATCAAATGTAAATAACAAAAAAGGTACATTTACTGTATCCATTAGAGCAGGTAACGATAATCAAAAGAGAAAACAAGTTCTTGAATCATATACAGGTGTAAATCTTGACCCCAATTCAACAAATTATATTGGTAAAGCAATTGGTGACCAAAGACAAACTGTTAGAACGGATGGAAGTACAAAATACTTACAATTGAGTGGTTCATATCCAAACAAATCAAGATTTGTTACTGTTGAAAGTATAACACCTACAATTGATTACATTGATGAAAACGGAAATGTTAGAGTTAATGCAGCTTCAGCATCGTTACCAGCAGCTGGTAGTGGTTCACTTAATGGTGGATTTGGTGGTGGTGCAGATGGATTTAGTGGTTTTGATGCTTTAGGTAATCAAAACGGAACTTTATCAGAAGCTGTCAATTTCTATGAAAATATCAGTACTCAAACACAAGGTTTTAAACCTGATGATATAACTGATGCTGAGGGTGGAGCAGGATATGCTCAGGCTCTTGACTTACTTGCAAATCAAGATGAGTTTGATATTAATTTAATATTAGCTCCTGGTTTGATTCATAATGTTCATAGTCCTGTAACAAATAAAATGATTGATGTTTGTGAAGACAGAGGTGATTGTTTTGCAATTGTTGATCCTGTAGTTTATGGTAAAAATCCAGGTGATGCTGTGACAGAGGCTGAAGGAGTTGATTCAAACTTTGCAGCTATGTATTACCCGTGGGTTAAAGTAAATGATACACAAATTCCAGGAACTCAAAGATGGGTACCGCCATCAGTTGTATTGGGTGGAATATATGCATTCAATGATAGAGTTGCTCACCCGTGGTTCGCTCCCGCTGGATTGAATCGTGGTGGAATCACAACTGCTATACAAGCTGAAAGAAAACTAACACAAGGAAATAGAGACACATTGTATGATTCAAATGTTAATCCAATCGCAACATTCCCTGGACAAGGGGTGACTGTGTTTGGACAAAAAACATTACAGAAAAAATCAAGTGCTCTTGATAGAATCAATGTTAGACGATTATTAATCAGAGTTAAGAAGTTTATCGCAAGTTCTTCAAGATTCTTAGTATTTGAACAAAACACAAATGCTACAAGACAAAGATTCTTGAATATTGTAAATCCATTCTTAGACCAAGTTCAATCACAAAGTGGATTGAGTGCGTTTAGAGTAGTAATGGATGGAAGTAATAATACACCTGATACAATTGATAGAAATCAATTAATCGGACAATTATTCTTACAACCAACAAGAACTGCTGAGTTTATTGTATTAGACTTCACTGTTCAACCAACTGGTGCTTCTTTTCCAGAGTAATAGTTAGTTAAAATAACTAAAGAAAAGGGATTTATTTAAATATAAATCCCTTTTTTTTATAAATTTAGATATTTATATATGAAGAATTAAATGTAACAATTTTTACATATTAGGAGAAATTAAATGGCAGTAGGAGAATTATTAGAACCACAAGATATTATGTTTAGTAATTGGGAGCCTAAATTAAAAAATAGGTTCATAATGAATATCGATGGTATAAACGCATATTTGGTAAAAACAATGGCTCGTCCAACATTAGAGTCAGAAGAAGTTGCCTTAGACCATATGAATGTGACAAGGTACGTTAAAGGAAAGTCAAAATGGTCAACAATAGATATTACACTTTATGACCCAGTTGTTCCTTCAGCTGCTCAACAAGTGATTGAGTGGATTAGATTACACCACGAATCAGTTACTGGTAGAGATGGATACTCAGACTTTTATAAAAAGAACATTACATTTAATTTAGTTGGGCCTGTAGGTGATATAGTGGAAGAATGGGAATTAGTTGGTGCTTATATAGCAAGTGCTAATTTCGGTGAGTTAGATTTTTCTGCTAGTGAACCAGTAGACATCACTCTTACATTAAGATTTGATTACGCCGTACTTAAATTCTAAATAAGATAATTAAAATGAATTAATTTAAAAACCCTTGAAATAAAAAATCAAGGGTTTTTTTATTTTATATATATTTATATATGGAGATGTTATTATGAAAACAACATTTGACGAAATAATAGAAAAAGTTTTAGAACACGAAGGTGGTTATGTAAATGATCCAGATGATGCTGGAGGTGAAACCAATTATGGTATAGCCAAAAGATGGTATCCTAATGTGGACATTAAAAATCTAACAAAAGAACAAGCTAAAAAAATATATCATACAGACTATTGGAGGCGAGGTAAGTGTGATGAAGTTCCACCACAATTAAGACATATTTATTTTGATATGTGTGTTAATTTTGGTAGAAGAGGTGCTGTTAAGGTTTTACAACAAGCTGCTAATTCTAAAAATAAAAACAAAATAGAAGTAGATGGTGGTTTAGGACCAGCTACATTAAATGCTATACAGAAAGTATCATTAGATAGAGTAAGAGCATATAGAGTTTTGAGGTTTGCAAACATAGTTATCGATAAACCAAATCAAGAGAAATTTTGGTTAGGATGGTTTAGACGAGCAATTGAAGTTTAATTAAGTTATAGGAGATATATAAATGGCAGAACAAAAGTTCCCAAGTGAAGTAATTGATTTACCAAGTAAAGGTAAACTTTATCCAACAGGTTCACCTTTAAGAGAAGGTAAAGTAGAAATAAAATATATGACAGCCAAAGAGGAGGACATTCTTACATCGGCTAATTTAATAAAAAAAGGTATGGTGATTGATAAATTAATAGATTCATTAATCATTACACCTGGTGTTAAGTGTGAAGATTTAATTATAGGTGATAAAAATGCAGTGATGGTTGCAGCTAGAATATTAGCATATGGTCCAGAATACACATGTGAAATAACAAATCCTAATACAGGAGAAAAATCAGAGGAAACTTTTAATTTAGCTGATTGTCCATTTAAAGAAATAGATGAAAGTATAAATGAAAATTCTTTTGAATGTGAATTACCTATATCTAAACAAAAAATAAAATTTCGTGTTTTGACTGGAAAAGAAGAGAATTTAATAGCAAAAGACTTAAAAGCTTCCCAAAAAATAGGCACTGGTATTTCACCCGAATTAACAACAAGACTAAGATATGTTATACAAGAAGTTGACGGTGATAGTACACCATCCATAATTAACCAAACTTCAGTAAACATGCTATCAAGAGATTCAATGTATTTAAGAGAAGAAATAGTAAAAGTTTCACCAGACATTGAATTAGAACAAGAGATAGAAATAGGAGGAGAGCCCGTCAAGGTAGATATACCTATGACGGTTACATTTTTTTGGCCTAAAAGCTAAAGATAAAGCGGAAATACACAAACAAATATTTCAATTAGTTTACTTTGGACAAGGATTCACTCACGATGACATCTATAATATGCCTACATATTTAAGAATTTTCTATCTTAATGAGTTAAAAGAAATTAAGAAAAAAGAAAATGAAGAAATAAAAAAATCTCAACCAAAAGTAAAAAAACCTAATTATAGAAATCCAAGATTTAAAAGATAATTTTTTACATCTTTGATATTTATATATGAATAGATACATCTAAATAGGAGAGTGCTGTGTCAAAGAAAAAATCATATATGGATTCAAAAAACATCCTTTCAGAAGATATAATTTCATCATTTTTAAAAGGTCTTTTTAAGGGTATTACTGGTATAAAGAGTAAACCAAAAAAAGATAAAAAACAAATTGAAAAAGATTTACAAGGATCAGTTGATAGGTTCAATGATGCTATCAGTAGAATGCATGCTGCTACAAATAAAATTAGAAAAGCAGAAGGTAAACCACCTAAAAAAAGACAGAGAAAATTAACCACAAAAGATATAATGAATGACTTAGAAAAAGGAAAACTTTAAAGAGATGATAAATGGCTAGAAAGGCTAGAGATAAAATATTTGGAAAAGATACTATTGCTGGTATGAAAGAAGTCAAAGACCTGAGTAATCAGGTTAATGGCCTTTTTGATAAAATGGGTGATAGTATAAAAGACTTACCAAAACCTATGCAACAAATTGCTAATGAGTGTAGGAATATATCTACCGAACTTGGTGCAAGTGAAAAATATTCAAAAGAAAATCTAAAGATAGCTAAAGACCAAGCAAAAGCTGCTAGTGTTGGAGCGAAGTACGCGACCACCACTAATAAAACAATGAAAATCTTTAGAAGTTTTCAAATTTCAAGATTAAAAGGTGAAGACGAATTTACAAAAGGTTTAAAAGATGCTTCTAAAGAATTTGAAGAAATGACACAAGCTGCTAAAGATTTAAAACAAGCAGGTAAGGATTTAGCAGATAATTTTGATGGAATAGATGAAATGTTTGGAGGTATGGGCCAAAAAATTGGTGAGGGGTTATCTAATCCATTAGTTATAGTAACAGGTCTTTTATTACAATTCAACTCAACTCAAAAAGCAATAGCTGATGAATTTGGTGCTATGGGTGTCAAACAATTTAGAAGTGAATTAGCTGGAGCACAACAAGAATTTGTCGGAATAGGTTTAGAAGCTACCGAAGCTCTAACTACAATAAAAAGTTTAGGAACAGAATTTGGTATTAGTTTTGAGGCTGCTACAAATTTAGCAGACTCTGTCGGTGATTTGGCTGTATCTACTGGTTTAGCAGTTGAAGATAGTACAAAATTATTAGGGACATTAACCACAATTGGTGGTTTATCAGAAGATGCTGCTCTAAACTTTTCAAAATCAGCTGAACAATTATCTATAGCTAATGGTGTTGCTCCAAATGTTATCTTAAAAGATATAGCAGATAATACCGAAACATTTGCTAAGTTTTCTGGTACTGGTGCACAAGGTATAGCAAGGGCAGCAATTCAAGCTAGAAAACTTGGTATTGAGTTATCAGATGTTGCTAGTTCAATGGAAGGAATGTTAGATTTCCAATCATCATTAAATGCTGAAGTACAAGCATCTGTAATGTTAGGTAGAAATGTAAATCTACAAAAAGCAAGAGAGTTAGCATTAAATGGTGACATTGAAGGATTTCAAACTGAAATATTAAAACAAGTTGGTTCACAAGCTGAATTTGATAAAATGAATGTATTACAAAAGAAAGCATTAGCTGATGCTACTGGTATGAGTGTGGATAAGTTAGCTAAAATGGTTTCAAAAGAAAAAGAAGCAGTTACATTATCAGGTGCATTTGCTAAAGCTTCAGAAAATATGATACCAGAAGAAGCTATAACAAATACTGCTCAAATATTAGCAGACTTTCAGGCATTAGGTATACAATTAGCAGAAACATTTGGTCCTGCTATAAATGGTATAGTTGGTGCATTCGCTTCCGTAGTTGGTTTTTTAATGGAAACAAAAGTAGTTTTACCTGTGATTATTGGATTTTTAGTTACTATGAAAATGTTATCAATAGCTGTTGCTATTGCGACAACATTTAAAGCTGCTATGGAGTCTTTCTCAAAAATACCAGTAGTTGGTATATTCTTGGGTATCGCTGCAGCTATGTCTGCTATTGGAATACTTATGTCATTTGTTGGTGATGCCTCGATTGAAGCTCCAGAGGCAGGTCAGCTGACTAATAGACCAGTAGTTTCACCTGCTAATAGTCCAAATATGTTAGTTGGTAGACCCGATGATGATATTTTAATGGCGCCAGGTATTGCAGGAGCTAAAGCTGTAACAGCAGCTGCAGGTGGAGCAAATGTAGTTAATAATAATATGAATACATCAGGATTGGAAAAAGTGATGGGTAAAACAAATGAAAAATTAGACAATCTTGCAACCATTACTGCAGGTGTAGGTAAAGCTGCAGGTAAAGCTGCAGGTAACGCAATTGGTCAAAAGGTATAAGGAGAGATGAGTTGGCATTAGAAAAATTAAGAAGTGTATTTCAAGATTCTGATACTAAACTTCAAGTGTCAGATGGTGCAAAAAATTTCGTAGAAGAAACTTCGGAACATTTTACATCAGTATCTCCTATTTTTGATATATTGAATAGAACCAGTGTTCTTAATTTACAAACAAAAACAAATTTAAATTCACCATTTCCACAGAATTACGTTCCAAGAAATGTAATTGAAAACGATTTATTTACCAATCAACTTAAACTTGGTGATAGTTTGATAAATCATAGTTGGGGAGATTTATACACAGCAGACCATAAGTCAAAAGATATTTCAAAACCAAAACCAAGAGCTAGTGACCCATTTCAACCATTTCAATATGGTAATCCAAATATGGCAGGTGAATTAAATATAAGAAAAAGAGATAGTGGTTTAGTTGGTTTTGGTGGCTCTCCAAGAACATCAGTTATTAGTGTGGTTGGAAAACTTGTCAATAGTCTTGGTTTAGGTGGTTTAGCTTTAATTGGTGGTGCTGGTGATTACTTAGAGGATATAGGTAAAGAACCATACATAGTCAGTCGAATACCGAAAGGTAATTTAATTGAAATTAATGGTAGATTAACAAACGCTGGAAACAGAATAATTCCACTAGCAAGACCCTTAACAGATGCTTTAAGACTTGCTAAATACTTTACATCACCTGCTGGTATATTAGCCCACTTTACAAGAAATTTAAATATGATTGTTCCTAATGTTGTTGTCAGAGATGGTGATGAATTAATTAGAATACCACAAAGATTTAATATGGGACACAGTATGTTAGCCACTATGCTTAGTAGTACTCTTAGACCTATTGGACAAGGAATATCACCTTTACCATTACAATCAGGAATAACTGGTGGTTACACGGATAGGATAGCAGGAGGAGGTAGTACAAATTTACAAAAACTTACATCAAGATTTATAAGAGGTGACGTACCGGAATTCGCTTTAAGAGATACATTTAATGAAGCATTTCATGATGTAGAAGGTGAAAGAATTGGAGGTAGTGGATTTAAAATAGATGGTTTATCATTAGCTGTAGAAAAAAATGGAACAGGTGATAAAGTTACTCTATCTAAATTTATTTCTGGTGAAGAGTTAGAGCAAGGAAGTAATTATACTAAATCTGATAGTCCAGGTGGTGTTGATTTTGTGGTAGACAGTGAAAAAGATGGAATGCCATTATATTTTAAAGATATGCGAGATAACACTTACATATTTTTTAGAGCATTCATTGAAGGATTGACAGAAGATGTAGCACCATCTTGGGCAGAAACATCTTATATAGGTAGAAGTGAGTCTGCTTATGTTTATGAAAGAGCTAGTAGAAGTATAACTTTTACATTAAATATGTACGCTCAAACAAGATTAGAATTAGATGCTATTTGGAAAAAAATGAATAGATTAACATCTTTATGTTATCCTGAATATGCTGAGGACTTTTTAATGGATACTTTTGAAGGCACTAGTGGAATGTTTTCTAAAGCAAGAATGAAACCACCATTGACAAAGTTTAGATTAGGTGAGATGTTTGGTAGAACGAATAAAGAATTGTTAGGATTTATTGAAAGTTTAAGTTATTCAATACCTGAAACGAGCACTTGGGAAACGGAAGCACATTCAAGAGTTCCGAAACAAATTGCAGCAACTATAACATATAGAGTTGTGCATGGTGAAGTTCCTTCATTATATAAGGATGAGTATCAAAGAGAGTATCCGTTTTATGGTATTGCAGAAGAAGCTCCACCTAAACCAAAAGAAATACCGAAAAAACCAACACCAGTATTTCAAATTGGGGGTGGTTCATCAATATTTAATTTTTAGGAAAAAACTATGGCTAGATATAATAGAACACGAATTGGAAAAAAAAATAATAAAAATTATTATAACACTACTATTTATGAGAAAGTGCCTGAAAGAAATACGGATAGATATTTTATTGCACAAGAAGGTGATAGATGTGATAATTTAGCTTTTCAATTTTATGGTAATTCTGAATTGTGGTGGTTTATAGCTAGAGTGAATAATTTAAAAACAAATAATATTCCAGCAGGAACATCTTTAAGGATACCAATTGACACAAAATTTGCTAAAGGGTTATAAAAATGATAAATAAAAGAGTATTTGGTTCACCGATTCCAATTAATGTTCAAAAAAAATTAGAGGCAAGACAACTTGTCGCTATAGGTGATAAAAATCCAGAAGATAGTATTCAGTCTCAGTATCCTGATGAAAATGATATATCTACTGATGGAGCTTATTATTTTTATGATGAGCAAATCGCTAGTAACTTTAAAATGCAAGGTGACTTATCTTCAAGAACACCTTTTGCTAGAATGTGGACTGCTGTTGCATTGGTAAATGAAAGAGAATTTCAAACAAATACATCTACAGAATCACAGAATGAATCAACAGAGGAAAGTGTACTAGCCAGTGCAAAAGCTGATAATGAATTAGATAAAATAAATTCAATACTACAAAAAATAAAATATAAAGAATTAGAGAGAACTGTTTACATAGTAGGAACTCATAATTTATCAACTCTTGATAATTCATTAAATCCACATAATTCTAATAGTGAAATACATAGACAAATATTTCCACCAGAACATGGTGTTGAAGGTGATGATAATCAATTTTTAAAACCACAAGCTGGTATTACATCTGTAACATCAGAGACTGAAGGAATAATGGGGAGTATAAAAAAAACTACTGTTAATTTTGTAGTTCATAACTTTCACGACTACGATAAAATATATAGTAAATTCTTTCTAAGACCAGGTGCTCAAATTTTTGTTGACTTTGGTTGGGATACACTACAAGATTTTGATGGTGAGCCAGTAGAATTATACGACCCAAGAGATTTACTTTCAATTGATGCGAGTGGAGATCAAAGTGCTAATGATATTGGAGTAGAACAAAAATTATATGGTGTGGCTGGTAAGTCAAAAGGCGTGACTGAAGATGGTTTTGTAACACAATGTAATGGTGATGTTGAAACTTTAATAGGAATAGTTACAAACTATGAATCAAAGTTAAAAGAAAATGGTACAGTTGAATGTTCTCTAACAATCACATCTAAAAATTCAGCCTTAATGTTGTATCCAAAACATGTTGGTGAAAACACAACAGCCACTAATATGAAATTTGAATTTGATTTAGATAATTTAATATTCTATGAACAAGCTTATAATTTAGGAACTATAGGAGATAGACAAAATTTAGAAACAGGTGTTGAAAAATTAGCAAATAGTTCTAATTCAGTAGAAGATGAAGCAGGATTTGAAAATTTCCTTAACAGTGTAAAGTGGAGAACATTTGGTTCAAAGACATATATCCCAACAGTTATGGCTGGAATTACTGGTTTATTTGTAGTTGGGGATGAGGAGCCTGACGATTCTTATATCTCTTGGGGTTTACTAGAAGATAAAATATTTACAAAGTATTTTGGACATGGTGATGACGCATCTACAATTCCAGAAGATGAAGATGGAAAATTTACAGTAAGAATGAACTCTTCGGATGGTTTTACTGCATTTGAAAATGGATTTTTACTTAAACAGGCACAAATAGAAAAACCTCCAAATTTTTTAATTCCATATTTTTGGGATATAACTTATAATAGACCACAAGATGGTAGTAATAAACAAAGTGCTGGTTTAAATGATACTGAAAGAGTATCTGAATTTCTATCTACAGCTAAAGAAGGTTATAGTGATTATGGTGATATAGGTGAATTTAATAAAAAAATGGGTGAAGTCAAAGAAGGTATGGATGAGTTTATAGAAAAAGTATATAAAAACTCGGATAGTAATACAGGTTATAGTCCTGGAAACTTACCAGGTCAAAGGCCAGTAAGAATATATATGGGTGATGAAGGATTAATTACCAAATATGACAAAGAGGTAAAAAGAGTTCCAATCAGAGAAATATTTGTCAGCACACAAGTTGTAAAAGATGCTTTTAAAAATGAAAATAATCAAACATTTAAAGCTGTTGTTCAAGAGATATTAGATGCAATAAATGATGATTCTTATGGTTTGTGGGATTGGCAAATAACTGGAGAAGAAAATATTTTAAAAATTAATGATATGAATTTTTCTCATGCTGCTGTAGGGACTAAAGATGAGAGACAATCTGAATTTGATAAAATGTTTAGATTTCATGTTATGAGTAAAGATTCAATTGTAAGAGATTATGAGGTTTCCTTTGAAATGCCTGATGGTGATATTGGTAGTATGTATGCTATACAAGCTATGACGGGAACACCAGCTAAAATGAATCCAATAACAACAGTAATAGAATCACATTCAGCTTTACAGACAATTTTAAATAAATATAATAAAGACCTTGACAAGATAGGGTTTAGATATTTACCTGATTTAGGTGCATACAATGCTTTAAATATGGCATCTCAACAATTTAATCAAGAACAAAAACTTAAATATTATAGAGATGTTGGAAAAGAATATGGTGGTAAACAAACCGCGATGGCACAATCCACATATGGAACTGGAGTAGGAGTTACTCATCCGAATGTAGTATGGGCTGAGTCTGAACAAGAAAAAGCTAAGAAAAAAGATAAGTTTGGTAATGAAACGCCATCTCATAATACTGAACAAAGATTAGAATTAGTAAATAAAAAAGCACAAGAAGAAGGTAAAACTGTAGTTGGTAGTATAGATGATTATTATGAATATAAAATAACAGGTGAATTTATAACAGAAGACCATTTTAAAGCGATACCACTTCCTATGAAGTTAGAATTAACCATTTATGGTATTGGTACTTTAAAACCAGGTGATACTTTTAGAGTTGATTACTTACCTGAATTATATATGGATTTTGTTTATTTTCAAGTATTGAATGTATCTCACAATATTGGAAGTGATGGTTGGTATACGACTTTAGAGACACAATTTAGAATAAGTCCACATCGATATGAAGATTCAAATATGTATAAGGCTCCTGCTAATTCAGATGATGAAGAACAAGAAAATCTTAAACAAATATTACAAGATAATAATGTAAATTTAACTGATGCTGATTTAATTTTGGCCAAAGTATCTATGAAAGAAAATGAACAAAAGGCTGAACCACCTCCTGTTATATTAGACCCATCTTTGTTAAAAGGTGGTGAACTTTTATCAGAAACAATAGAGGATGGTAGAGCGTATATGTGGGATGATGAAGCTACAAGTTTTTCTACAAGATATAATAGATATGACGGTTCATATTGGCAAAGACCATCACTTGGTAAATTTAAACCTTATCAAGCTCCAGGCACACCAAACTATGGTTGGGACTATGTTAAAGCTGATATTACAAAAACTCCACCACGAATAAAAGGTGTAATGGTGAAGAGAAAGAAAAGCACTTCCGTACAGGCCGATTATACTGTAAATCCTAACGGGAATGGAGATAGTTTTTCAACGCAGGAAGTGATAACAAATAGAAATTTTAAATCATTAACTGGTTATATGACAAATTTAACTCAATTGGAAACAAAAGGTAAGTATACTTATTTTGATAGATTGTTTACTTTTGAAGTTGAATCAAAGTATTGTATTTATATAGCTAGTCCATTGTATTATTGGTCTGAAGAGTTAAATAGATATAATGGTTATGGTCATTATAATGCCGTTTATGGTAATAATGGTAAGCAAAAAACATATATGGGTGGAATTTTTTGGCCAAGAGAAAAAGTTTATCTTTTCATAAATTCAGAAGACCCAAAAAGATGGTGGGGTGTTCATCCATTTAATTCTACTTGGGATCTAAAAAGATATGATGTTCCGTGTTTTGACCCCAATTGGGATGCATCTGAATGGGCTGATGAAGGTTGGGATGCCGGAAACACTCCTGACCAATATTAAAAAAAACTTGTTTTTTTCAATAAAATGTTATATATTGTAATACGATGTATTGTGTTATTCCAATATTTAAAGAACCATTCTTACATCCATTACACGAAAACAATGGATTATCAGCCCTATGGGTTCAACCAGAGGGTGATGATAACTTCTTTATAATACAGAAACATCCTGATTCAGATGATATACTTCAAGATTATAAATGGTTAAATGATGAATTAATCCAAACACCTGATAAAAAATTACTGAATCATTTCTATGAATTTAACAATGTAGTGGATAAAAACTTCATTTGGTGGAATGAAACAGGTAAACCATTTGAGAAACACATATCAAATAATGCAATAGATTTCTTGTCAAACAAGTATTACAATGTAAAAAAACTTAACGAAATCATACCATTATCGAAACATAATGAGTATTGTAGTGATGTTTATGAGGGAATGGCTAGAGCATATACAGGTGAGAACGATGATTATATGAATGATGTTGTGAAAGCATTTACATCTATTGAAAAGAATGGAATCAAAGTTTCAGATGACATTTGTGATATATTTGATATAAGAGTAAAGAAACATATATCAAATGGTAAATTGTATTCACAATATAATCTATGGACAACAACAGGTCGTCCAAGTAATTCATTTGGAAGTGTGAACTTTGCAGCTCTACCACCTGAAAAAAG